GATACAGGAGCTACCTACTCTAATCTCGTAGCTTCTAAAGAATGCTTAGGATATGCATATACATGGGACTTAAGAGTAGACATCGATGACAACATCCCAGCAAGAGCATTTGATGCTATGGCATGGTATGCTGGTGATGCTAAAGAACTCGTTGATGCATATGGTGTAAATGTACAAGACGATATCGATGGCTAATTATGTAGTGCCATTTTATGATAAGACACTCCCTGGGGAGTGTCTATCATAATTGATAGATATTTAAGCAGATATGAAATATAGACTATTTAAAAATGTAGTGGCAAATGGAGTTATTAAATGAGTTTCAAATACATAGATCCAGATAATGTAGGTTATACTGCTGGTGATGCTGTTGAACTTACCGAAATAGATTTCGGTAATCTACTACCTAATCAGGAGAAGATCGTATCCCTAAGAATAGGTAATACTGGTGATAGTGAAGCTACATATACAATTACTGGTTTATCTGTTAACTCAGGAATAATCTCCTCTTTTGAAATATCTGATGATGGTGAAAACTATGAATCCATAGGTAGTGGAATAATCATAAATAATCTTCCACCTAATGCTATTTCGGATAAGATAAATGTGAAGTTTGAAGTACCTGACGATGTATATATATCTGATGGTACTATAAGGATATATACATTGGAGAGTTAACATGGCATATGAAAGACGTGGAACTGCAATATATAAGTACTCATATAATCCAAGAGCATTGACAACTCATATGTTCTCAGGAAGACATAATCTTGCAAGAGACAGTGACGGAACATTATGGGCACTTCTGCAAGTATCTACTGTTGAACTTTATATAATGAAGTCAACAGATAATGGTTTCACATGGGAAGTTGTTGATGATTATTGGAGTTCAACAGCTCACTACCCAAGAAGTAATTCAGCATATAATGTCAATGGTCCCTGTGATGCTTTAATGCTATGCGATAAATACAATTATCTATATTCATGGCATATCAGATATATAGGCTTAGGATCATCATGGGCTTTATATTATGGTTATTTGAATACAACAGATCCGGCTGGTACATCTGATGATTATAGTACTGGTGTATCTTGGGATGCAGCTAACATGAATGGTATGTTCTCTATGTGCCATAATACTAACACAATGTACTTTCTATATCCTTACAAGGCCGGAGCTATCTATCCATTCTATATGCGAAGAATATCACCAAGAACAGTATCTATATCAGGTTCAGTATCTGACAATACTGGTAATAACTGGGAAGACGTGTTTGACTGTTGTTGCAATGAAGATGGTGAAGTATTCATCGTCGGTGTGAACATAAACAATGGAGCTACAGCACCTACTGTTGAGTTTATACAATATAATGAATCCTCCATATCATTTGGAGATGCTGTAGTAATAGATACTACACCATCTACCAGTCATTTCATATGTGATTTAGCCATAGCAATAGACGGATATGGCACATTATGCGCTGTATGGGGTGAAATGGATGATTGGCCAGGATCATCTACAGTTGCATGGAGATATGCTATATCTAAAGATAAAGGATTAACCTGGACAGTCACAGACATGACATATGAAACAGGATATAGTGCATATAAAGATGCTGTAATGGCTGAATATTGTACAAGGACTGATGTTATTGGAGGTTACGATGGTGGCTTCCTCATTACCTATACGCAAAATGATGATAGTAATACAGGTGTAGCTCAAGTAGAAGAGATAACATGTGAAGCTGATAGTGGCGGTTCTCTAAATAACAAATACTGGTGGATATTCAGTGATACCACATCATATTATGTTTGGTATGATGTTTCATCAGGAGGTACAGATCCAACTCCTTCAGCTCCTAGTGGATATCCTTCAACTACATCAGGTATAGAAGTAGACATAACTACGGACGATACAGCATCCTCAGTAGCTACAGCGACACAGACAGCTATAGACGCTGAGATGGATTTTAGTGCATCTGTATCAGGTGCTATAGTGACCGTTACTCATTCCGATCCTTTCCCTGCTAAAGATGCAATAGATGATGGTACAAATGGTACAGGATGGACATCAGCATGGGCAGTTAAAGTAAATGGTGAAGGTAAACCAAGATCAATGGTGAGAAGATTATCAACTGATGATGGATTAACCTATACACTTGGAGACGAAGAAGACATAACCAACACTCCATCTGATCGCAATATAGCAGGAGCTAAGTTCTTTGACATAGCTGAAGGTATATTAATGAACTTAGAAGAACCAGGTCTTGTTAGATGTGCATTTCAGGAAGATGAGGGTAATAGTAAAGTACAGATGTCTTCCATTCCTATCCATATAGATCAAGATATATTATCAGTAGGTCCATATCCTATTAGCTATCCATCAGAAGATGGTAGTTATACTGTAGAGACAGCAGGTGTAGATGAACTATTAGTATCATTTAACATAGTTGATGATATAGGTTCTAACATTGACTACTATGATAAAGGATATATTGGTGAATATACAACAAGATATCTCAATACATTCATAACTAAAGGTACGAGTGTTAGAATCCTCAAATATGAACCAATACAAGCAGTAAAGACAGGGGATAGATCTTGTTACGATTATCCTGATGAAACATGGGCTAATATATTCATAGATCCATTATCTTATGGATCTCCACAGGTAGTAGAAGATCCAGACAATACAACTGGATATGTTGAACAAGACATCAGAAAGGTATATCTACCTCCTAACCTTCATCTTGACCGCCAATTCATCTTAAATGATGGAAACTTCCTTAAGAGAACAGTATGGACGATGCAGTATGGTGGTAATGAATATGAACTAACACAAGTTGTACCAAGATTTATCAATAATCAGATTACACACTATGATTGTAATGCATATGTTGTAGGTCCTTCATACGACCCATTTAGTAGAGTAGCATTGCCTTCAGAAACATAGGAGATATAATAAATGGATACATTATTTGAAAGAGAACTTATACAAAAGATAGCAATACTTGAGACTAAAATGTCCCAATTATGTGAAGAAATGAGAAGTATCAAAACACAACCAGGCATTACAACAAAGGATAAAGTGGTATATGGTGGCTTAATTGCAGCCATAACGACCTTTATTAATGTGATATCGGAGATTATACAAAATGCAATATAGTGTTTCTATAACTACATACAATAGAGAGAGAAAAGGCCGTTCAAACTATTTCAAGCAAGCTTTTCTTTCTTATATAGAGTCCGGTCTTCTGGCATGTAAACATATATCCTCTATTGATATATTTGTAGGACACGAGAGAGACGAGTGGAGTGAGAAAACTATACCAGATGCTATGAATACACATTATTTAGATCCGAATGCGACTCATTTGGACAACATAGAGGCTGTTTTTAAGCATGTTATCGATGATGATAGTGTAAAGTATCACCTATATCTAGAAGATGACCTTAAATGTATTGATTTTCAAGTATTTGATAAGATAGCCTATTGGCAAGAGAATATTATACCTAATCAAGAAGCATTTGGAGTATTTATGGATTATAAACCCATATCAATAACATCTGAGGATAGACAAAGAGGATATAGAAGAGCATCATTCAATACATTTACAGCTATTATGATGTTTAAAGATCGTATACGAGACTTTATGAGAAAAGGTGGTTATCCAAGAGCAAGAAGACCAGAAGAAGATATAAAAGCACCTGATCATTACTTTGGTAAGAAAGTAATGCAACCCACTTTCATAGCTGTACCTTCTAAGTTCATACATATAGGTTTAGAGAGTGCAGCACATAAGAGATGTTTTGATAAACCATTAGGAGTTTGACACATGGAAATACCATATGTAAATGATAAGAAACATAAAGAACAGAATATGGAAAAGCTCAAATCTATGGGTAAACAAGAAGTAAAGAAGAAAATGATTACATCCTTCATCTCTACTGGTTCCTCTAAAGATATGAATAAGCATCAGATAGCAAGAGCAGCTAAAGTAGATGAAGATGATAAGGAGCTTATGAGACATATTGACATCATGCTTAAGAGACGTGATGAAAGGGTTAAGAAATGATAGGAGCATTAGCAAGAGTAGGATCATCCGCTGCTGTTAAAAAAATAGGTGCAGCAGCATTTACAACGTGGATGGCAGCAGGTGGCGCAGGGGTAGGGGCTGGTCCGCTCGCAGCTACTTTGGGTGTATTAAGAGTAGCATCAACAGCAGCCACTATAGTTAATCTACCTGAAACATTATCATCTTTAGGTATAGGTGCTAGTAATAGAATACAGGATGTTAAAGCGAATAATGCGTATGATGAATTATCTCGCAAATATGAGGAACTTAAGAGGATATATAAGAGAGATACTGGTAGAGAACCACCCGTTTATTAAGGAGTGAATTATGGCAACAGTAAGTGCAATATTCACATTTGCATTACCAGATGATGTGAATAGTGATCAATTAAGGATATACAAGTCTAATACTGAAACAGGTTCTTATGCTTTAGATACCACGTTCAACTATACTTATGGATACAGAGCACAAGAATATGACAGTGTAGATGATACTAGATGGTACAAGATTCAATTCTATAATTCAGTTGATAACGAAGCAGGGCCTATGTCAGATCCTGTATATGGAGGTGATTTTGGAGAAAGGGACACGCCATTCCTTGCATTATCATCTAGCTTTGATGGTGCGTATTATGCTTCGGCTACCGATGTATACAACCTTACAGGTCTTACTCTAGATGATATATCTGTATCAAAAGTACAATCCTTTCTAAGGTCGAGTAGAGCATATATAGATCTTCGAATGGGTGATATAAATCTCACTAAGTTTAGAAGGTTCTGGAACTCATCAGTTAGTCGTAGAAAATATAATGCAACATTAAGAGTAATCAAAGACGTTGAGGTTAATCTTGTTGCTGCAGTTATATTCAGATCTCTAGCTGACAATGAACAAATGGGTGTATTAAGAGGAACAGCAGGATCAGGATTAAGATCCATTGCAATAGGATCAACCAGATTAGAGGAATCAGAACCTGGCAGAATAGCACAAGTACTCAACGATCTATCAGTAAGATATGCTACTTATGCTGTTAGTTTATTCAATAGTGTATTACCTCCAACAATACCTATTTCTTATTCGGATAATTATCAAAAAGGGCCACTATTTATTCATCCTGCAGATGCCATAGGAAATATATATATAAGCTCTTCTAACATAGGTGGTACCTTTGTTAAATATACAGCTGACCTTACAGGATTAGGAGATGACTTTAATGGTGTATCATTTAGCCTTAATGGTAATGCTGTTGTTGAAGGTTTAACAGGTCAAAGTGTAAATCCTTTAGAAGCACAATCAGCTATTGTTGATACTGAACTCTATGTTAATGGTGTTCTTTATCATCTAGATGATTGGGTAGATAATGGAGGCACTACACAGGCTGGAAAAGGCGGTACTACAGGAGGAACTAATGGTTTCTCTATAGATTTTAGCACTTCTACTGAATATGTTGATATTATCTGGAATAACACTGCAGCCGAAGGTGGTTTTGATCTTCTTGAAACAGATGAGGCTATACTCAAATATTGGGTACTAGGAGATAGCTAATGGGTATATTGGTTAGACAAGAACAGATAGATACCACTGAGTTTAGTATATCCTCATTTACTAATGATGTTGGTATTGTTGAAGTAGGTTCAACTGTGGATGATGTTAATCTCAGTTGGTCATATAATAAGAGTATTAGTTCTCAATCGATAAACCAAGGTATAGGTTCTTTAGATACGGCATTAAGAACATATGCTCTTAGTGGTTTAGGTCTAACCACCACAACTACCTATACCTTAACTGCTAATGGTATACCAACAGGTAGTGATAGTGATAGCACATCAGTTTCATTCAGATATAAGAAGTTTTATGGTAAGGATAGCGACGCAGGCCCTTTATCCGATGCTGATATAAAAGCACTTGATAATAGTGGATTTGCAACATCAAGAGCAACATCATTCAATATTACATGCTCTGCAGAATATATCTACATAAGCTATCCGAAGTCATGGGGAGCTGCATCATTTAAAGTCAATGGATTAGATAATACAGCTTGGACATTAACCGACGCTTCATTTACCAATGACGCAGGATCTACATATGATGCTTATACATATAGAAGTGATAATATATTAACGGGGACTTTCGATATAGAGGTATTATAATGGCCAGTATTCCAGGAACCGTAGTAGCAGCTAAAATCACAACAGGAGATACAGTTAATACTTATGCAATTGGTGATTGTAACGAAATGCAAGGTACTGTACATTCTGTTGCTGATAATACAGCAAGAGATGCTATAACCACAGCCAGGCGCAGAGAAGGTATGTATTGTTATGTTATATCTTCTGAGACAACATATCAGTTAGTTGGAGGTGTAGATAACACAGACTGGGTTGAGGTGTCTTCAGGTGGTGGTTCAGATGCTGATTCGATATCTAATAACTACACTGCTGGAGAAGCTATATCTGCATATAATATTCTAATACAAGGTAATGATGGTAAAGTATATGTAGCAGATTCTTCAGATACCTCTGACATACAGAAAGTAGTAGGATTAGCTGAAACCAGCGCATCAGAAGATGATACTATTTCAGTGCAGTCAATAGGAAAGATGACAAACCCTGGTTGGTCTTGGACGCCAGGAGCTAAAATATATTATACAAATAGTGGTACATTAACGGAATCAGTTCCTGCCACGGGTTTTATACAGCAAGTAGCAATAGCTGAAACCGCAACAACAATAACAATAAACATAGGGTTATGTATAGCCTTATAGGAGGTCAGAATGGCTGATAAATATGTATACAACAATAATGGCGTTCTCACAGAAAGAGAAGCCGCTGCTTCTAGTGCTGGAGCTGGAGACGCTGGTGAAATAGTAGCATTAAATGGAAGTGGTAAAATCGACAGTACTATGTTGGATATAGGTGATGAAGATTATACCATGACTGCTGGAGAGGCTATTAGTGCTGGTGATCTTATATCAATAATAGAAGATACTGGTGCTAAAGTTGTAAAAGCAGATGCAACCAATGGTACAGCGAGAAGAGCTATGGGATATGCTCCTTCTTCAATAGCAGATGCAGCAGATGGAACAGTACGATTAGGAAATGGTGTTATAACAGGTTTATCAGGATTAACCATAGGTGCGAGATATTATCTATCTAAAACAGCAGGTGATGTAACTGATGATGTTTCTTCATTCTCAGGTGGAGATATTATTCAACCTGTTGGATATGCTAAGAGTGCTACAGAACTTATCTATATTGATAATACAGCTGGTATAGTAGTGACAGTATAAGGAGTTTTTATGGCTGAAAAGAAACCGTTATGTAATTATAATGGTGACATAAAAGAATTGCAGTCAGGTGATACTTTACCTGGTGGTAGTGGTGATATTGATGATGGCACCACTGAAAGACAAATGACATTTTGGGATGATAGTAATAGTAAATGGACGTATACAGACAGATTATGGTATGATAATACAAATCACAGGTTACAAGTTGCAGGTACTTCATATGCTGGTTTTCCATACGCACTAACAATTAGAGGTGGTACAGTTTTTGGCATACAACCTCAATCCTCTAACTTTAGTGCTAGTGACTACACTACTTATCTCCTAGATGCAGGTAGTAATAGTATAACGATAACTCTACCGATACCAGGTGTAACGAGTACTTATGGTGCAGTCTATGTATTTCATGTTCTCAATATAGACAACCCTATAAAGATAGCAGCCTCTAATGGTATTGACGAAACAGATTTTCATTTCACTAATGTTGGTGAAACATTGATCATACAGTCAGTAGTAAATGAATCTTCTACCCATGTATGGAAAATAATAGGTTCATATAAAGAAGGATCAACTAATAAACGAAACTATTTTATCAATGGCAACCTTGAGATATGGCAGAGAGGCACTTCTTTTGCTGCGTTCGGTGGAGGCAATTATTGTGCGGATAGAATTAGATCGAGTGGAACTGGAAGTTATGCAATCACAGCTTCACAGTCAACTGATGTTCCATCTAATAGTTTGTACAATTTTCTAAATTATAGTTTAAAAATAGATTGTACAACTGCAGAAGCCGCTGTTGCTGCCAGTGAATATGCTATGATTGATCATAGAATTGAGGGTATTAATGTAGCTAATTTAAAAAACAGACCATGTATTTTATCATTTTGGGTGAAATCTACCAAAACTGGGACCATGGGAGTATCAATTTACAACACACCAACCTGGGGATACCTTACAACCATTACTATCAACCAGGCATCAACGTGGGAGCGTAAAATAGTCAAATTTTATATAGACACATCCAGTGGAACATGGAATTTTGACAATAGCGTGGCTATCGACCTACGATTTTGTTTAATGTGTGGTTCTAACTTCCAGTCGAGTAGCACTGAACAATGGAATGCAGGAAACTATTTAAGCAATGCAAGTCAAACTAATTTCCTGGATAGCACAGCAAACGATATATATTTTGCAGGTTTTCAGTTAATAGAAGGCGGGCATGATTTAGTATGCAAACCATTATCGATGGAAGCTCAGGTTGAACAATGTCAACGCTATTATGAAAAGTCCTATAATCTAACAACCGATCCAGGGACTGTAACTAATGTAGGATCTATGCAAACACGGACAGCTGCAGCCACTCGCCATTTATCATCGTTACAGCGAGTGTTTATGACACGAAAAAGAGATACTCCTACCGTGGATTGGTATTCACCCGACTCTGGAACAGTCAGTAGGATATATGACGCTTCTGGCGCATCAGATTATACACTGTCTAGTGATGCTCGTGCCGGGGAGGCTTCGACTGGTTATCCTAATGTTACTGTAGCAATTCCAGACGGAAGTTTAATCATGGGCCACTGGACAGCAAATGCTGAATTATAGGAGATTAGAATGGACAAAGAAATAAGCATAACATTATATGAAAGTGAAGTGTCCAAATTACTTGAACTTTTAGAAGAAGTGAACGCACCACTTAAGACAACCAGACCAATTTATGAGAAGATCGCAAGATACATTGTTAACGAAATGCCATCATTACATCGAGAAGCCACTTTTAAACGATCTTAATTCATGTAGGCGGTAAAGGTAAGGATATGTATCTAACCCGCCCGTTTTAAATCGTTCTCGATTGAAATAAGCTTATCTTCTAGTAAATATATCTCAGACATAGTTTTGCTCATTGCTAACTCGTCTGGTAAATATTCAAGCTCACTGAGTAAATCGTTTATCTGATGTTTTATATCAACCTTCTTTCGTACAAGTTTCCAAAACCTATCGTTATCATTATCACATTCCATCTTTAATGCTTCTCCCTTTTTATTATAGGTATCTTCATGTAAAACATCACCCTCCGGAGCATTAAGCGAAGGAGGTGATGTTTTATTCCTTTTGTTAAGACTTTTCCTTTTGTTAATACTTGTTGTATTAGTACCTTTTTTAGGTACACCCCCTACATCTTCATAATCATGCTTAATAGTAGTATCAGCCTCGTATGAGCTATGATTTGTAGTATTTGAGGGTGTACCATTTTTAGGTACACCTAGTGTAGCGATTTTAGGTACACCCTGTACCTTTTTTAGGCACACTAAAATACCTTGACTATTAGCTGCCACTTTAAGTAGTTTATAATGACAATAGTCACCACCATTCTTACCTTTACCGTTATGTTTAACCTTCTCTAAGAATCCAGTCTCTACAAGTTTATTGATAGCTAATCTGACAGTATTTTTGCTACAACAACACTGTTCAGCTATCTTCCTAATGCTTATACATATCGTATGGTTCTTACGATTGTATAGTCTTAATAGTTGTAGAGTGATTGCTTTTTGTGCTAATGTTAGTTTTTTGGATTGCATGATCTGATCGTGCAGATCTTCTGATATAGCAGTAAATCTTACTTGTTTCATTGTTTTACCCCCTATTGAAAAAGCATATATCTAATTTGGCGCTAACGAATAGGGGAACGTTGCATACCAAATTAGACATATTAGCTTGACAGGAATGGTTTCAAACTATGTATATAATATAATAATATTTTCACACATAGTCCATATTTTGTGTTATAATATTACTATAACACAATCGCTCATCACGTTGTGTTGCGATCCTTGTACACCTCTCAAGTTTCTTTCTCATTTAAGACCTGTTCATAACGAACAGGTCTTATTATTTCTATGCATTTTGATATGATCTATAAAATGCATTGTTGTCATATGGTTTATATTACAACAAGAACTGTTTCCACATGTATGATGTATAACATGATTATGTGGTATAGGTCCTCTTGTAAGTATCCAAATTAGTCTATGTGGATACCATAATACACCATCACATTTAATACGGCCATGACCTCTTTTATTATGACCACCGTTCCATATCAAACATGCATCTTCTTCCCAATCATTAGGATCTTTCTTTTGAACAATACACTTATTCATTATTCTATTGAATAATTGATGCCTCCTTTTGAATGATCTAATATTGGCTTTTGTTTTCGTCAGTGCTTTAAGATGATTCATATCTATACCCTATGTCTTTTCTTGTAGTCAGCAAACCACATCTTTACCGCCTCATTTATAATCCTACCTTTAGTCTTCCCCGTCCTTTCTTTCATCATGTCTAATATCGATTGAGTATCAATATCTAATCTTAAAGTTAGACCTCGACTCGCTCTTTGTTCCTTGCTTCTTATTGTATTGTGATTTTCCATATAGACCTCCTTTTAGTATTTATACTATATAATATAACATAAATGTTACACAATGTCAAGTAAATAATTATTCAAGGTTTTCTTTCTTCATGTGTTATAGTTATAATAAGACTAGAAGTCGGGAGTTAAAAATGGGTGAATGTTTAGAGAAGTTCAATGGTAAACAGATACAGGCAATAGAGTTGCTGGCTAAGGGTGATTTAACAACTGTTAAAATATCTCAGGAACTTGGCATAGGTAGGAGAACTCTATATCAGTGGAGAAAACAGAGAGAGTTTATGGATGCTGTTATATATAGAGCAAGACAGATGATAAGAGAACAGCTTCCAGAACTATACAGATCTGCAGTAAAAGAAGCGAAGAAGGGAAAGCATTCTTATTTCAAGACATTACTAGAGCATGTTGATAGGTTAGAACAGTTTGAAAGAGATGTCTCTGATCGACATATCGTATTTGAATGGAATATTACAAATGCCAAAGAAGATACTGATTAATTACAGTCCGTTTGATCATCAAGCATCTTTCCATTCATCGCCTAAACGCTTCAGAATAATAACAGGTGGTAGAAGATCAGGAAAAAGCGAAGCAACAATACAAGAACTCATACGGCATGCTATTAATACACCATCTGGTCTTTCTTGGTATATAGCACCTACTTATAACGATGCTTATGAGATAGGATTCGCTAAGTTTATGGAACATATTGAGACCTTAAGACTAGGTATAAGATTGATTAACCATACAAAGTTAAGAATAACCTGGACAAATGGTCATACTACATATTTTAAAGGTGCAGAGAATCACAAGTCTTTAAGAGGTAGAGGATTAACTTTTGTAGCTTTGGACGAGATAGCCTTTATGAACCCAGATGTTTGGTATCAGATCATAAGACCAGCTTTAATGGACACAGGAGGAACAGCTATTATGCTAACAACTCCTAATGGTCGTAATTGGTATTACGATTTATGGGAAAATGCTAAAAGAGATCCAAACTTTGAGAGATGGCATTGGACTACAGATATTAATCCTCTTATAAGCAGTGAAGAGATAGAGAGTGCGAGAACTACGATGAGTGCTAATGATTTCAACCAAGAGATCCGTGCTATGTTTATCACAAAAGCAGGTATGGTCTATTCAGACTTTAACCATAAATCTGAGATAGACAAGGACATTGATCTTTCAATGCTAGATATAGGGTTAGGTATTGACTTTGGTTATGCCAACCCTACCGCTATAGCTTTTATGGCATATAATCAAAGCACTGAACAAGTAATACAGTTTGATGAGATATATAAAGAGAGAACTCCGATAGAGTCAATAGCTAAAGACATAGAAGATAAGTTGAGGTTTTATGGTATCAAAAAGAGTGATGTTAAACTATATACAGACCCTGCAGGAAATGCCGAAGAGTTATCGTCTGGAATATCCCCAGTTGACTATCTAAGGAAGTGCGGATTTAAAGTATACAACAAAGGTACTGAAATAGCACCAGGTATAGCACTTGTTAGAAAGTTCATAAGGTCTGCAGACGGCCGTCGTTCATTTTATATACATTCAAGATGTAAGGAAAGTATAAGATCTATGACGGGATATACATATGAAGCGAATAAACAGAATGATAAGATAGTTAAAGAAGAACCATTAAAAGATGGTATTAACGACCATGCTTGTGATGCTATTCGGTATTATTTTGTTAACAAGTTTGATCATGCTAAGTATGTTGCTTTTAAGCCTGATATTAAAGAATATATAGATAGAAAAGAAGCACTTAAAAAGACAGCAAACATTAAACGATGTGTTAATTGTAGGAGAACATTTGTATCTAAGACACCAAAGAAGGAACCGCCCTTCTTATGTCCAGAGTGTTTAGGAGAAGAACAATATGAATAACTTTGGTGAATCCATACCAGTTGCAATAACATCAAGAGCACTAACGCATAATTTCTCTAATGAAGAGAAGGATAGACGGACAGCTGCGTTAACCAATAAAGACTTTTACTATGATAAGGGTGATAAATATATAAATCCTGTTACTCCAGATGTTGATATATCAGTAGTTAATCTTGTAAGAGTTATAACAAAGAAGAGAACATCCCTCCTCTACTCTCAACCGCTTGTTAGAGAATATGAAGGACCTAATGCATCTATCAATTTCATTGAAGATTTCTATAATTACATACAAATTGATAAGTTTCTATATTCAACAGATATAATGGCAGAGTTAACAGGTACAGGACTAGTACATATATCAAACGATGATAATGAATATGGTATCAAACTCATGCTTTTCGACGGTAGTGATGTTTCAGTACTTGCTAATCAAAATGATCCAAACATTGCTGATGCAGTTTCTGTAATAAGAATGTTTGATAAGCTTATAGAAAAGAACGGATCTATGCAAGTAGAAAGAGTTTTGGAACAGCAAATATGGACTAATAATACAGTTAGTGTATATACTAATAATTCAACTGGATCTAAGCCCATTTTAGAGAAAACTGAATCACATGAGTTGCCGATATTACCATTTGTACCATTTAAGGGTGAAGACGTAGAAGGACAATATCTTGGACATTCATCAGCTACTAATTGGAGAAAATTAAATGATACATACAATAAACTTCTAACTCATCTAGGTTTTATGGTCAAAATGGAAAGTGCTACACCTATAGCATTGGAAGGATTTGAATCTGGAGAAGGATTATTAATACATCCTGGACGAGCTATTAATCTACCAATAGGGGCTAAGGCTGAAGTTTTGGACTTTAATCCTAAAATAAAAGAAACCCTAGAAACAGTACAATATATGGAAGATATGATATACAATACATCCAGCGTTCCAAAAGTGACAATTCTTGGTGGTAATGCATCTAGCGGTAGGGAGTTGATGATCCAATGGTTTCCTTTACTGCAGTTATACAAAGATAAAGCAGTAAGATATAAAAGATATGAATTAAATCTAGCAAATGCAATTTTAGAACTTGTAGGACTTCCACCATTAGAAGATATGGTAATACATTTTCCTGAACAAAGCGTATTACCATTATCAACAGAAGAAGATAATCTCGAAAGAGATATTAAGCTTAATCTTAAAACAGCTATCGATGAACTGATGAGAAGACAACCTGAATTGAGCGAAGCAGAAGCCGAAGCAGCTGTCAGGGCAAATCAACAGTTCAATCAAGATATAATACAACAATCCCAGGAGGATAACGATGGAAGAGAAAGAAGATAATACAACCTTTTCCGCTGAATATGTGCGTGAGCTTAGGTCAGAGAATGCGCAGTGGCGCACCAAGCTCAGAGAGATGGAAAGCAGGTATGGTGAATTAGAGAATAAGATGGACTCTATGAATACCAAGACAACAGTAGCAAGTGAATTGCTGAAACGAGGAGTTAAGGTAAACCCTGATTGGATTAAACCTCAGGAAGGGCAATCAGTTGGTGAAGCTATAGATAACTTCCTTAATGAATATCCTCAGTTTGCTGTTGAACAGCAACCTACACAAGAACCAACTAGACCAGCTATACCTAAGTCTAGTCGTTCTGAACCAAAGACAAATGTACCTACTCCTGGAGAGAGGTCTATTAGTGAGCTTAAGGAGGATCCTAAAGCTCGCAGCGAAGTCAGAGACCTTTATCGCCAGATGTTAACTGGCAAAAATAACACTTTATAGGAGTAAATCATGCCCGTAACAAACACAACCACATTAAATGACCTTATTGGTCAAATAGTCTCAAGCGAAGCACAAAGTGCAGCGTATGCATTTAGAGTGATGAGACCACTCGTTCACAGTAAAGAAGTACCTCAGGGTGCAGGATCTATTGTAATACCTAGATTCCAGGCACTGACTGTAGCTGCATTAACTGAAGCAACAGCACCAACAGCAGAAGCATGGAGTACTGATGGACAGACATTAACACCAACTGAAAGAGGTGTATTAGTCACCATATCTAAATCAGCACTATGGGCTGACCCATGGGCAGATTTAGCACCTTATGGTGAGCAGATGGGACGTGCTCTTGCACAAGACGAGGATGCTCTCATATTAGCATTAGTTGATACGCTAACTACTAATATAGTGAATGAACAAACAACCACACCAGCTAATGTAGAAGCTGCTGATCTCTTAACAGCTATTGGTCTACTTGAAGCACAGAATGCACCACCTCCTTACTTTGGTGTATTTCATCCTATTTCATGGGCTAAGATTAGAGCTGGTCTTGATGATGCTGGTGTATATGCATCAGTTGGTCGTCAGATAGTTGAAGGTTTTGGCGAAGGCTATACACAACGTGCTGGATATGTAGGCACACCTTATGGTGTACCATGTTTCATGTCAACAAAAGTAGATGCTACTCTCGATACAGGAGCTACCTACTCTAATCTCGTAGCTTCTAAAGAATGCTTAGGATATG